CAGTGGCTACTTTATGGCAACGAATTACAGGTAGAGATATCGAATCTAGAGCGATAACTCCAGTTTTCCCTACCCGCTTTGAAACGGTTGTCGGTGAAAATTCTGCATTGACTTTGACTGCGGTTTATAGATCACTTCAAATCATTGCTACACCTATTTCGAAGATGCCTATGCGGTCTTTCAAATATGCCACTGGTCTTGAGGTGCCAATTGAGAATCCTGTTTTGGTTAACAAGCCTAACTATTTGGACACTAAGCGTGATTTCCTATTTCAAACGGTTGTCTCAATGGCTCTCGATGGCAACGCGTTCTGGCTCAAGTCCTACGACTCCAAGGGTCAAGTAAATAACCTAACCCTATTGCCACCTAACGCTGTAACTGTTCGCCAGGAGAACGATGGCACTATTTGGTATGACTATCAGTCAAGCCCATCAACAAAGATTTCACATTCGAGAACTGACATTCAACATCTGAAACTGTTTAGCCGTGCAGGTTATCTTCGCGGTCTTGGTCCAATTGATGCTTGCTCTAAGGACATTGCAGCTGCACTTGATTTGAGAAACTTTGCTGCTAATTGGTTTGGTCAAGCTGGTATTCCAACTGGAATCCTAAAAACAGATAAACCTATTGGACCTGAAGATGCAGAAACTATCACTGCCAGATGGCATGCTAAACAGGCTGAACGTAAAGTGGCAGTTTTAGGTCAAGGGTTCGAATGGCAGACTGTTCAACTGAATCCCCGTGATGCCATGTTCACTGATGTGATGATCCAGCAAGTCCAGTCCATCGCCAGACTTTTCGGTATTCCAGCAAGACTATTGCTAACGGGTGTAGATGGCACTTCCGATACTTATTCAAATCTTCAAGACGAGAACCAGGTGTTCTACCGTCATACACTTATGAGCTACACCGATGCCATTGCAGATGCATTATCTGAATGTCTACCGCGTGGCACTAGAACAGAATTCAATTTCGAAGGTCTATTCAGGGCTGATGTTGCTAACCGCTTTAACATGTGGGAAGTGGCTATTAGAGCTGGATTTATGACCGTTGATGAAGTAAGAGCGAAAGAGGGTCTCCAATGACCGAAATGGAAACTAGAAGTTTCGAAATCCGCCTAACACCTGACACTAGAGAAGTCACTGGAATTGCAGTGCCTTACAACCAAGTGGCAGACATCGGTGGACAATACCAGGAGAGATTTGCACCGGGTGCGATTTCAAGTGTCGAAGATGTAAAACTTTTCTATCAACACGCTGAACCAATTGGCAAAATTGTTGATGGTAGAGATACTCCAGATGGTTTTGAAGTTAGAGCAATTATCTCCGATACCCCGCGTGGAAATGAAGTTTATACATTGCTCAAGGACAATGTCCTAAATAAATTTTCTGTGGGATTCATTCCAGTCGAACAGACTAAAGATGGAAATGTAATTACCCGAACAAAAGTAGATCTTAAGGAAATATCAGTTGTTTCCTTTCCAGCCTTTTCGCAGGCTTCCATTTCGGAAGTTCGTGAAGAACAACCCGTGAGCGACTTGCAAGCGGATTTAACCCAAACACAAGGAGAAAGTTCTATGTCAGAAAACATGGAATTGGATGTCCGTGCTGTTCAGGATGAAGTGGCAGAAATCCGCCGTGAACTTGAATTGGTAAAGACTCCAGTAATCGCTACTCCATCTTTTGACGGTAAATTCCGTTCACAGGGTGAGTATGCAAAGGCTCTCGTATCAGGTGACAGCGATGCTGTTGAACTGTTCCGTGCAGCCACATCAAGCGATGCAGCTCTAAGACCTGCTTTCGTTGGTTTCGTAAACAACCTAATCAACACTGGTCGTCCAACTCTAGCTGCATTCAGCATCAACGCTTTGCCATCAACTGGTCTAACCATTGAATATGCAAAGGTAAACACCAACACCATCGCAGTCGGCAAGCAGTCAACTGAAAACACCGCACTATCTGAAGGTCAGGTTGCTCTAAGCACCGTTTCAGTAAACGTAAACACTTACGGTGGTTTCACTAAGATCTCTAAGCAAGCCATCGAGCGTTCAACTGTTAACTACCTAGATGTTGCTTTCCAGGCAATGTCTTTGGCTTACGCCAAGAAGATGAACACCGAGTTCATTGCTGTTCTTGCAGCTCTAACTTGGACTGGTAAGACTTTCGACCTATCTGCTCTAACTGCTTCAGCGGTTATGGGTGGTTTGGCTGATGGTGCAGCTTACATCTACAACGCAACTGGTCTAGCCCCTGAATTCATCGTTGCTGGAACTACCGCTTACAAGCGTTTGGTTTCTATCGTTGACACCACAGGTCGTCCAGTAGTTCAGCAAGTTGGAACAGGTGACAACATCATTGGTGTCTCTAACATTCCAGGTCTAACTGGTTCAATTCTTGGTCTTCGCATTGTTGTCGACCCTGCACTTGACGCTAAGACCGCTTACCTTGCTAACTCAATGGCTCTAACTACATACGAAGCATCTGGTGCCCCAGCTCGCTTGTCTGTATCAGACCCAACCACTTTGACCGACACTTACTCTGTCTATGGTTACGCTGCTTTCGCAGTTCCATTCGAGGGTGCTGTCGTCAAGCTAAACACTGGTGCCTAATAACTCATGGCAGTAACGGTGGAACAGTTTAGGGCTTATGTAGGCACTAAAGAAGATTCAACATTCGTCAATTCATGTTTGGCTTCGGCTAATCAGATGGTTGCAAAGTTCGTGGGTTCTGCTCGCGTGCCAGGTGATGTTGTCGATTCTGCGGTTCTTTCATGTGCATCTGAATTGTTCCATCGTAGGTCTGCACCTAACGGTGTTGCTCAATTTGCTGATTTGGGGACCGCGGTTCGTATCGCTAAAGACCCAATGAATGCTGCTAGAGAAATGCTGTTGCCGTTCACTGGACCCGGTCTATGACCAACGAAATTACAACTTCAAAGGCAGAATTTGCTCTGGACTTGCAGACCGCAGGTTTAGATGTTTTGGATTATGTCCCAGAACGCGTAGTTCCGCCCATCATTATTGTTAGCCCTGATTCGACTTACATCAGTCCAGATTCTTTAGGCACTAGTTACCTAATGAGTTTGAAACTGACTTTGGTTGCATCAACTGCCACTAATGAACAGTCCACTGAACAGCTTGATGATCTAATTGCTCAAACGCTCACTGCATTGCAGAACATGCATTATGTGCACTTATCTTCAGTTCAACAGCCCTACCGTTTGCAAGCCAATACTGCCGAGTATTTAGCAACAGACATCACACTTGATTTATCTATAACTCTTTAAGGAGAAACCGATGGCAACATCAACAAGAATCAAAGCAACCAACATCGTATTCAAAATCGGAACCACCGATTACAGCTGCGATACAAACATGGTTGAACTTACCCTAAACGATGCACCTGGTGACGTGCAGACTTTCTGCGAAGTAAGAACTGGTGGCGAATGGAAACTTCAGCTTGACGGAATCACTTCTGGTGACTCTGCAAGCCTTTTCCGTTTGCTCTGGGCTAACTTCGGAACTGAAGTTGCTTTCACTATTGCACCGCAGGGTAACGCTACCGCTACAACTACTGCACCGCACTACACTGGAACCGTTATTTTTGACCAGTTGCCACCGCTATCTCTAACTTCTGGCGACATCGCCAAGTTCTCGGTGACTCTAACTGTCAAGAACGCTGTTCACACTCCAAGTGCGACTCCACCAGTGTTCTACGGTGTAACTGTCAAGACAAGCTAAAAGGCTTTATCTTGGGTTACGTCCAAGCGGAAGTAAAGATCTCTGGTCTAAACGAGGCTCTTGCTGGCTTCAAGGCGATGGGTGCTGAAAAAGAAATTCAGGCTCTGAACTTTGAAGTCGGTAAGCTCGTAACCACTGAAGCCAAAACACTTGCCCCAGTTCGAACTGGTCGCCTAAAAGATTCCATCAGACCATCAAAGACTATTAAGTCAGTGGTGGTTTATGCCGGTCGCGGTAATGCAATTCCATATGGTAACCCCATCAACTGGGGTTGGTTTTATGACCGTAAGAACATGCAACCTAAGAACATCAAACCGCAACAGTTTATGAATAAGGGTGCTGCAAAAGTCAGACCTTGGATTGCTCAACACTACATGCAGAAACTTATTGCTATTTTCGAGAAAAATGCGAAACACGAATAGACTGATTCAAACCTAAAGAAAAGGAAAATTATGACCACCCAGAAATTCGATTTTGAAAGTTTGACCCTTGAAGAAGTTGAAACCATCGAGCTCATTAGCGGTTCTTCAATAGATCAACTCATGGAGTCTGGACAACCTAAAGGCAAGGCATTGAAAGCAATTGTTTTCGTTGCTGAAAAAAGAAAGAACCCAGAGTTTACGCTGGAACAGGCAGGAAAGGTATCTTTGAAAGATGCCCAAAATGTTTTTGTTGATGTAGACGACCCAAAAGAGTAGCAGCCGATAGAAGTGCTGAACGAGTAGCGTTTTTAGTTGTTCATGCAGGTTTGTCGGTTGCAGAATCGAAAAAGATTACATTGCATGAATACCAGGCTATTTTAAAAGCCATTGAAGAGAGAGGTCCTAAGACTCTATGAGCACTTTGAAACTTACGATTCTCTCCGACCCATCCAAGTTTCGTGCTGGTATAGAAAAGGCTTCTAAAGAACTTAGGGGTCTGCAAGCAACCACCAAATCAGTTTCTGAAGGCATGAATAAGGCTCTTGGTGCCATTGGTCTTGGAATGGGTATCAAAGCTATTGCTGGTTTCCTAAAAGATTCCGCTCATGCAGCCGCCGAAGATTCTAAGAGTCAAGCCCTTTTAGCGACCACGCTTCAAAATACTGTTGGAGCCACTAAAGGTGCTATCAGTGCGACCGAAGCTTGGTTAGATAAAACTTCTAACGCTGTCGCAATTCTGGACGATGATTTAAGACCTGCTCTCGCCACGGCAGTAAGAGCCACTGGATCACTTTCTAAGGGTCAAAAACTTTTAACCCTGGCACTCGATATTTCTGCTGGAACTGGTAAAGACTTGAGCAGCGTTTCCATTGCTCTAGGCAAGGCATACAACGGCAACATAGCATCTTTAAAGCGTTACGGTATCAACATCAAAGATGTCAATAACTGGCAACAAGAACTGACCGATAAGTTCAAAGGTTCTGCCGAAGCAGCTGCTAATGCTGACCCATTCCAGAAAC